CCAACCGCCGATGCTATTGCCCCAGCCACCGCCAAACCTATCGGCGCTAGTGCAGCGGCTGATAGTGCACCAAGCAATCCACTTATCAAAGCTCCCGCAATAGCAGGACCAAACATAAATAAGACTGCAGCAATAGCCACCGCCCATTCAGGACCGACTATATCTTTTAGCCACTTAAACCCTTCAATTAACTTACCAACAACCCAAACAATACCCTTTATCGCCTCCCCTACTAACTTTAGATCTTCAATAAACTTAGCCCGATTGTCCTTATCCTCAAAGAACTTCCGCATCTCATCAAAGATGTGCTTAAAGCCGTCAATAACTTCGGGATCAGTTAACCAGTCACCTATTGCATCAAGTATCTTTTTAATGTTTTCAAAGTTGTCACTAACAATCTTATCAATACCTGAACTAAATATATCAACTATTCGATCCCACGTCATAGAAAGCTTGTGACCAGCATCAGCAGCTTGCTCTTGATTAAGCTTCATCTTGACCATTAGGTCATTGTGAAACTTTATTTGGTCGTTATAATCTTTTAGATTTAATGAAAGATTACGAATAGGATCAAGATCAATACCAAGATCACCTTTCTCAATCGTATTCTTGAGCATTTGATACTGAATGGTTGCTTCACCACCGTTTCTTCTTGCTTTATCTAGGGCAGTCGCCAGTCTTACATAGGCATCTTGAGCATTCAGGATTGGTTTTGTATCCCCAACTGTGTTTAACAAACCCTGCCATTGTTCCATTTTCCCTGGCTTACGCAGGGTTTCGGCTAACTTACTAACAATTTGCGCTGTCTGTTCAGATTGGATCCCGACAGCCTTTAAACCAAATTCGAAACTCTTTAGTGCAGCAACTGGTACTCCTGTTGATTTTGATAGGAGATACATGTTATTAAAGCTATTCATCGTCCGACGAATAGCTTCTTCAGCACCAATAGCCAATCCAATCAGTGCTAACCTAAACTCCTTGACCCCACGAATACCATTCTGCATGGTATCATGGAAACGCTTCGAACTCGCGGGGTCCGTCTGGAAGCCTTGTTTAACAAAGAATTCTTGGATTGTGATGCCTGCCATTAGTTACTATTCCTTGCTGCTTCCTCATACCTGCTTCGGTTCTCATCCCTGACATTTAGTGCTTCATTCATCCTCGCTACATCAGCTAGATCCAAAGTACCGTCAACTAGCGACTCGTAGAGACAAATTCCCTCTAGGGCTGGGCGCATAACCCAATCTTCTTCGTCGTTCATGCTGACGACGGATACGGAAGAACCTGACCCCCTGCCTCCTCCGAAGTGTTGGGCAGGGGTGCGGAGAAAAAACCGCTGAGGTTATCCTGCAACACAGCAAAGGTTAGTTGAAGCATCTCCATCATGTCAATATCTTCGAACATTAGTTCGCCGGATGGCATGGTGATGCGTACCCAGGCTTGCCCGTTCCATCTTGACACGACCTGCAAACAAGTCTTCAGGATAAACTCACTATCCTGCTGTGACATCTCAGCAACCGCAGTAGCAACGGGTCCCAATGCCGACCAGAAGTTGGCATCCATTGCGACATTAGTACCATCGGTTGGTCCGATGTCAGAAAAAGTCTCACCCATTCCGGAAAACACAGGCATAAGCTTCCGAAACAAGTGAAACTGCTTAAACGCGTCAAGCCTACCGGTGCGATACCGGGAAGTACCAAGCTCGAGTTCTTGCATAAGTCTACTCCTACGCTGCTATACCAGTCGCGCTTGCCAGACCTGTACCAAGGACAAAGTCGACAATACCGGCGTGGAAAGTCCACGTCATCTCGCCACCTTCCTTGGCATAAGTGACGTCAGCAAACTTTGCCCAGGCGCACATCTGGCAGACAATAACGTCATTGCGCGCCATGTCTCTTATCGAGATTGTATTGATGCCGAACGACTGACTAAAGACGCAATCCGCAGCATACATTGCTGACAACTGAGCATTAGTTGGGCTTGTCTTGAGCAGGCGCACCGTGACCGTTGCTGACTTGCCCGCGTGCAGCGAGTGCATTACAGAACCGTCGGCGCCAATAGTCATCGTGGACTTGTCTTCTGTCATCACGACACTGATACCACCTTCAGCGTCGCCAGCACCAGCCCCAAGACTAAAACTGCCATTGGGGCCAGAGATGCTGCACATGTTGTCTTGGAAACTGTAGGTTGCCATTGGGTTCTCCTAAGAAACAGGAAACAGCATACGTGGTGGACAGAGTATGCCAGTCTGCATTTCAGGGTCGTAAACGGGAAGGAGGGACGACCCCGCCACCCTTAGGGAGCGCGAAATCGAGCCAAGTACCAATTAGTTATCGTCTGCTCGTCCCGCACATCTGTTGTTAGCCAACCACTAGAGCCTGCATCATAATCGAAGGCGCGGACAAAGATACCATCACGAGAGAAACGATGGATGATGCAGAGGTCGTGTGGGTGGTAGAGATCGAAATCCGCTATTGCCGCGAGGGCTTCTTCCTCGCTGGCAAAGGGGACGGCATCGATCCAGTATTGTGTAATGACCATGATCGTTAGTCCGGATTTCGCGGTCGAAAGAGGAGGGGCGACCACGCCATTATTAGAAACCGCTGTACCGATCCCAACAGGAACCAAAAGCCCTGTGATGTCGGGCCGACTTGGCCTTGGCGGCTTAACCTTACCGGTTGACTTTTCGTCCAAGATACCAACCATCAGGAATAGGGTCAGTATCAAGAAGCCTTTTACTCTTTAAACCGTTCGTGATCCAAGATCGATTTCGATTTCGATAAAGCCAAATCTTTCGATTCTCTTGTTTCTGTTCAATTCGTTTATCTAATTCTTGTTGAGTAACTATTAAACTTCGGCCTCGATACCAACCATCAGGAATAGGGTTGTTCTTATTGACTCTTTTATCTTCAACACCATTTGTTATCCAACCTAATTGTCCTTGAGCAATCTTACCTCGCTCAGTAGGTCCATATCTTTTACCTTTTCTTGCACTAGGCTTCCCGAGTTTGGCAAGGGACATTCGACGTCTAGTTTCTTCACAAAACCCACCAACATATCTACGTTTGTTTACAATCAACCCATTAAGCGCATCTATTAAACAAGTCTCAATCAAACGAGCTTCTTTATATTCTATATCATCCCTCACTATTATTGGAATGGTTTCATATCCTAGATCACGAAGAGACCGAACAATCGTACCTGTTGCTGTATCCCTACCTGAAAGATGTGTACTGATCCGACCTAGTTGTATGGCACATCCAACGTAGAAAGGCTTTCCATTGTCAGATCGAATCAGTACATAGACGTAGTAATCCATCGCTCAGTACTCCTCGGTATCCCACAAGAGGATAGCAGAGTACTAATTAAAAGCAAGAATTACTTAACGGTTAACATTTATGAGCACGTTCGAGAAGTGGACAGCACCAGCCAACTTTACCGCGACCTGGATCAGTGGTGCAATGCGCGCTTCACGCTGTGCCTGGTCTTGCGTGTCAACTGAGGCGGCAAAGGTATACCAACCACTGGAAAGCAGGTCACCTTGCCCCAACTGACCAAAGCCAGGTGCATTCCATCTACCCGGTGCGATAAGACCATTGGTGACACCCTGTGACAGTGCACCATCAGTAGTTGCAACCAGCACATGAATGCCTGGATCAGTCTGTGGGATCTTGGGTGACTGATACAGGACATTGTACACGTCAGTCTGAATGCGGTTTGCCAACCAATCCAGACCGTGCATCTCATCAAAGTAAGCGCGACCACTCATCACGCCCTCTTCAATAATGCTTGTGCCATTATTGTATTGAGCATAGACGTTGATACGCTTGCTGGCAAGAGTACTAGCTGAAGTCGCTGATAGCAGCTCTGGGATGATTCCTGGCTGCACCTTAAACTTCATTGTGATGGTAGTGTTGCTACCTTCGAAGTTAACAGTTAGCGCGCGACCAAAGAAGCTGGCCATAGCATAACTATTGGTGGCGCAATACTGAACGGCAGTCCGCATGTAATCCGCCAGGGAGCACTGGCTGCCAATATCAGTAGTATTGACCGGATCAATGCAGGTCGCCTCTGCTGTGGTGATGCCGTACAGATGCTTATCGGATGCGGCTTCAATATAACCACAAACCGCCAAGTGCTGAGCATCAGTCAATGGTGCACTAGCTGCAAAGATCAGCGAGTACCACCCACGACCATCCACCCGCACCACGCTGTCTACTGGTGTCTCTAGTGCGACACCGGGCGAACTACGCTGGGCTAGTGCAGCGGTGCACAGCATATTATCCGAGATGTCTGTAGCCGTAGCAGGCGCCCCCGGCGGTGGCAGCAGAAAGCTAACCGATGAGGTAGGACCGGTAGTAGTACTCTGGATGATAAATTGATGTCCAGTCCAGGTGCAGAGTGCATGAACAGGTGTTGGTGTAAGTGCAGCAAAGGCGGCATTGATTATCGTAGCAATACCATTGAGGTTGGTCTGCAGTGAAAAGTCCATATTGACAATTGATACAACAGGACCACCATCAACAGAGATCTGGAACCCACCATTGATGATTGAGGTCCAGTTGCTGATCACCTGATCCTCGGAAGGCATAGGCCCACCTGTCAGGCGCCCTGAAGTCGGTGTCCTTGCCCACCGACCAATGAATAGTGTGGTAGGCTTTGGTACTTGACTAAAGAACAGTTCTGCTGCCAGGAACTCCGGTGCGGTAGTACCAAAGTCACCAGCGACTTCTTCAATGGTATTGTACTCCCGCATTGCTTCACCCGTGTCGACTACGGTACTATCGCCCATAATCAACAGAGTATCGAAACGGGCTAGAGGCGCGGCGATCGGCGCAAAGCTGACCTCCACGTCGACTACGCGCGATACGCTCAAGCCTTGCATGATAGTTACTCCTCTGGAGGATCTTTGGTGATGAACCCAGTTAACTGGGTCTCAAGTATAGTCACACGCATCTGCAAATCAGCAATCTGTTGAATCTGTAGATTAACCTGAGTCTGCAATTCAGTAATCTCTTCCTGAGCAATAGCAAAGTTGTTGCGGACATCCCTAGTAAAGGCATTACCTTCTTCTGGTACGGTGGGATCTATTAGTGAAGTCATTCTATTACATCCCACTTTGTTCTACCATCATCCCAGTAGGTAAAGTGACCACGAGCATAGTGATCCCATAATGTCTCGGAGCCAACCTCAACATCCCTATGGAAATGCCTTCTGCTCTCAAAGGGTGGTTCTGCTTCAATACCAACCTGTGCACCAATAATAGTTGCAACGTTATAGTTGTACCTAACTTCTCGTCTAAGTACAAGATCAACATCTATTCGATTAACCCATTGGTTCATATACAACTCTGGTGCGTGGTTCATTGATTTAATCTCAACAAGACCACAAGCATTAGCCCGCAGCACAGCCCTATTCTGCCAGATAAAGAAACCTCTTCTAAAGAAGCTGGCGTACTGACCTGCATTGTCACCGTAGAAGGAACACATTATTGTGTCAATTTGGTGTTCCTGTAGTTTTAGTTGACCCAGACCATTGTTACCGTGAGGATCATTACCCAGCCAAGGGTCAAAGTCAACCTCAGTTGACATTATGCCGAACGCCACCCAATCTGTGCCAAAAGCCGGCATATTCGGTGGCTCAGGTTGCCAGCGAGGCCTAACCAGATCGGGTGGCAGACCAGTGACCCCTGCAATGATGTCATGCAAGAAATTCTCCCATGACTGATCGTGCGGTGGTCTTGGCGTCGGCTCCGGGCCAAGATACCCTGCCTGCCTACTGTCAGGGACAAAAGGCATTAGTGGGTCCGTAGTGACCTAGCGAGATCAGACCTAATAGTCCCAGTCTGACGAGTAACAGCAGGCTTGGCACGCTCCTTGATTATTGACTGTTGCCTATCATTGACAAGCAGAGCGTTTAGTTGTGCGGCTGCTTCTGTGTGCGTCTCGATCAGTTTAGCCAAGTCCTCAGAAGAAGGACCGGTGTGATTTGCAGGTACAGCAACAGGTGCCGAACCCCGCCTACGACCACTGCCAGTCTCTACAGGTGGCGGTGGTGGTGCATCAGGATTGGGGTGACCCTCACCATTGCCATTAGTCGCCTTCTTTTGAAGAGAAGTGTAATGCTCGGCTACCGCAGCATGGTAGTCAGCATTGCGCTGTATCCGCGTCCGAACTGCACTGTGCATGAGTCTACTCCCTTGGAAAGGCTGTGCCAGTCCGTGGACTCTTGACTACTGGCTTGTCGCATTTCTGTCGCGTTCCACTTGAAGCAAGTCCTTCCACCCAACTGTTGGACTTGCATTGCCCTCTCTCCCATATCTCCGGCGGTACCACCTCGGGGGCGAGTTGGGAGGCCTGAACTTGTTAGGTCTTTCTATGCGTAAGACTATACAAGTCATCAGCAGACAATCGAACCGGTTCAGATTTTCTAGACTGTTCTATTAAGACTTTCAGTAAAACTATAAGTTTATCAAGCCTATCGATAATCTCATCAGCTTCGTTTTTAGTCATCTTAGGCACTGCCTATAGGATCTGGTATGGGAGGGGCAGGGATAGAGTCGTAAGACACAGCTGTTGCTTGAATCCAACCTCGCCCATAACCTGAATAGTCATCAAGTATACGCACAATAAACGTGGTATTGTGCCAGACAATCTGATCAGGTAAAGTTTGACTACCTGTGAGATGGTTAATAGATGAACTTTGTAGCCTGTATGGTGTATAGATCGTGATTGCTCTATTCATCATATCGGCTTCAGGCAATCTGTTTAGATCATTTGGTGATGCAGGTACTACTACCGCTAATTGTTGACTAGTGACTAACTTCATTACCGTGCGACCTTGCCCGCTCACAGTCTCTTGACGCCTGACAACAGTGATGTAATCCCAGAAGGTAGGGTCGAATGCTTCATCTACATTGTGTATTGGCATGCCTTTGCCTTTTAGATCCTATTTACAGGCAAAATGGGGACTTGGCCACTTGTGCGTGCGCGCGTATATATGCGCGCGTGTACGTTGTTGTTTAAGGTGGTGCGGGACGCTTCTTTACCACGTAAGTAATGCTGTTTATTAGCTGTGCAGTATCTATCAATGGGGTGACACCACCTGATGTTACTTCTGTATGACCTGGTCTATAATTGGCATGCCATTGCCTATAGGCCTGATTAAAGGCGGCATCCCCTGCATGCCTAGCCCTTGCTGCAACGGTGCCTGGCTTTAGTGGTGGTGGAATGCCAGCAACTATTGTCTTCTTGACCGCCGTGACAGCCGTTTGTCCTGCGGCATTCAATGCTCTATCAAGTACACCTTCATCACCACGAAAGGCAGCCTGCCCAGCCTGCACCATATACTTTGTCCACTCACGCTCAGATGACCTGACACCAGGTACTAGGAATGGACGCGCTGGGATGTTGTTGATTGGACTACCTACCTCGTGGATATAACCTAATGTTGCGTTGCTGGGTGCTTTATCACTGCGCTGATCATTGGCAGCAGGAATGCCCACCATGACATGTATATCAGCAAGGCGTTCCAGTGCCTTGGTGATCTTGTCGTAATTGTCTGTGTCATCAGGCATTAGTCCACCTATCAATACGTTGATTGAGGATGGTTAAGTATGACCGCATAGCTGACTCTTGTGAATACAAAAGGGCAAAGTCTATATGATTTAAGGCAAACGCCTCTTTACTCTTGATGAATTTTGCTAAACGCTGTAGTCTATCATTCAATTCCTGACGCTCTTCCATGACTCTGACTTGCCATTCTTCCACAATAATACTCCTCCCATGCAAGCATACCCGCGCGGCTATCATGCCCACTAAAAAGACTCCTTTTCGATTATTTTTCGAAGCGCGCGTACGCGGGATGGATGCGCGCGCGCTTCGAAACTTTAAACTTTAACCCCATAAAAGTGACTCAATCCTTCCCAGAACGCGCGGGATGCTTCATCTAACGTTATACCTTCAGGAATGACTACTTCACCTGTCTTTAGATTGACTCTTACACCACAGGGGTTAAAGGTTAACCAACTATGTTCCAAGTCATTAAACTTGAGAACACTACCAGGTTGACTTGTGTAATAGTCTGTCACACTATCACCTCAGGAAGAATAGGCTCAGCGAAGCAACGGCAATTAGGAAAGTTACCAGGGTGATGGCGCTCACCACCGGCCTCAGCCACGGGTGGGTCATCCCATGATTGTATTGTCCCTTCCAAAGCCCTGTGTTCCCGCCTAACAGCCGCATCTCTTACTGTCCTCCAGATATACTGTTCTGCACCTATGTGTTGTGCGCGTGCCTGAACAATAGCCGATTGACACTTAGCCGTTTCAGTCCGCGCAATGAGCGTGGCTCTAGATACTGTAACATTACCAGAATCCCGCACCAACTGAACAAGGTCGTCATATCTGCGTCCACCTACAACAAAGTCTTGTGTGTATTCCTGTACTCTTCTACCTGCATCAATAGGCAAAGATGTGATTAGAGTAACTTGATCATCTAACATTTGCTTGATTACCCCACCAATAGGGGCATTCTCAATCATGTTTCTTAACTCAACACCAATTTCCCTACTAAGCCTAAACCAGGCTCCTGCATCTCTACGTGAGACTTCAGCTATCATGCGGGCTGCAGTTACTCTAGCCCAGGGGTTAATCATTGCTGAATATCTACTAAGCAGCTCTATTAGCTGAGGTAAATGGTCTCTATCACCTGGGGTGAAACCATTGATGATCATGCCAATATTACGAGCAACTGCTCTTAGTTGTTGTGCATAATATCTTTCAGCCCGCCTTACCTTCTCAAAATGTTGCCGTTCACGTTGTAATTGCCTACGCTGGGTAGCGGTAGGACGCCAGCGTGAACGGGCAAGTTCTGGGGGGAGACCAACTGTTCTCATGAATGATACACTTTAAGGATCAAGAGGATAAACAACCCCGAGTCCACCACCACTTTTATACCTACCAGTATGATTGTTAATAGTTCCAATGACTGCATTATACACGAGCAACATGTTGCAAATCAAGAAACTGTTCAGCTTCTGCACGTCTTCTACCAATGATCTCAGGTGGTTTATTCCACATTAGAATGGCATCCGCTGCCGCTTCAATGAGACCATCGTTAATATGCCGCAAGAACGTGGATCCACCAAATCCACCTAAGCCAATGTTATAGGCGATCGATACTAAAGCATCAAACTGATGCTGATTAACCTCACGCTTTAGTCTTGCGGAAACACCATTCTCAAACTTGGCAATGTCTCTTTCAAAGATTTCTTCTACCTCTTCCCTGGTAATAGTCAAACCAGGAGTGACTGTTGGAGGGCCAGCCACACTGGTATGACCCACCCCAATAGTCCAAATGCCTTTGCTGTCTTGATAAGCGGTTAACTTAACGCCTTCCCGCTCCATCAAGAGGCGACGACCATTGTCTGACATCTGCATGATGAATGCCTATTTACAGGGTGTACATCGAGGTGAAGTATCCTAGCTATGCTGCGGTACTCGACGCTCCGGTAATACCGCTAGAATCGCCTGGAAAACGATGTATGAGTGAGTATTAGTAGGGAACTTAGCGACTGGGTGGTGGGAGCACCGTCATCAAGCAAATCAATGACAATAAAGTGAGGGGAATAGACCTGACACTAACCCAATAGAAAGTAACTATGGGATGTGTTAACAGCATCCCAAGAAAACTAAACCACAGCACCAGCACCACACCGCGTAACCAGAGTATTATAAACAACACAACAACCAACCCCATGACAATATTATCATCAACTCTAGTATACGGATTGGAATATCGGCTTTGTAGCAAGCCAACAATACAAACACCAGCACTATCTGAGAGACAAATATCAATACCAACGCATCATTCAGTACCAGGCTCATCCCACAAGGGTGAGAGCCTTATCAAAGATGGCTAAGACTTCCTCCTTGGTCCGCCTGTGTTTGTCTTGCCAAGCTATTATGGACCAATCATGACCCAAGGCATCTTGCAGTCGCATCATTGCCTTAAACCTAAGCGACCGGTAGGACTTGAAACTATCAGTGATCTCTTTCAGAGAACGGAATCCAATCGCACCCAACATACAGTACTCTTGTTGGTTGGTTCGAAAGGTACCCTTACACCACCCTGCTTCAACTCTTTCCCGCGCCAGTATCAACCTACGGGTTACCGGATCAAAGCCTGTACCATCAAACGGCATAACATTTCTCCCCTATCAAAAGTGCGGGCTACTCTTTACCGGCTCCCGCCTGCCCCTCATCATCGCCCGTCGTTTCCGACCACACAGCGGTGATATCAGACCTCCGCTCCACTTCACCTGGCGCCAGGTATGGCAGGGGCCGCCATGACATTGTTTCACTTCGGGGTTCGTCATGCTCCACTATAGGCATCACTACCTCCCAACCTAAGTCAACCAAGGTCCTCCAAACCTACCATAAGGCCAACCAAAGTAAGTTGGAAACCTAACAGGCCCAGGTACATAATGGAAGGTACGATAGGCTGCTGTTGCCTTCCAAAACAAAGCTCCAAACTGGGTCATCAAATACCAGCTCTGAGTACCTGTAACACCAGGGAATCCCTCGGAGGAAACACTTACACCGTTTACCGATTTGCTGTTAATTCTTCCCACCATTCCACTACCGCCATACCCACCCATACCAGGACCACCTGGTCCAGCAAACAGTGTTGCAATGTGAGCAGTCAACAATGCCAATAAATAGGCTCTTGTATTTAGATCCTGCTCAGGACTAGTCGCATCATTTCTAAATATCAATCCTGCAGTAATCCACATCCTTTCTAAGGCGTCACTATCTGTACCACTAAACTGAGGGAAAGCACTAGTAAATCTATCATAATCAAACTTGACAACAAATGCGTCTACTGGTGGCAAGACGGGTTCTTGCCATGTCATACAAACACATTCACCAGACTTCAATAAAATCCTTCCGTCATCTAAGGCTACTTGAGCAGTCAATACATAGATACATTGGTCAACCATATCTCCTACTAGTTGACTGGTCTTATACTGATCAAATACAGGTGTACCAATCAACCTAGACAATGGTGTCAAGTCAAGAGTCGGATCTGATGTTGGTTCAATATCAATAGTCCATAATGCTGACTGGATAACGGGACTGGTATTAGTAGCACCTGGCGGGACATTACCAATTTCATTGGTAAAGTCAAAGGTAAAGTAGTCCCGCACAGGTGCTGGGAGTATGGGTCCAAATGTTGTATCGGACGCCATTACCTATTGCCTTCCCCTTGCTCAAGGATGCCAAGCCTAAGTCTTCTGTCTACACCACCCATCTTGGCACTTGGATTATTACGGTCCAGAGGTTCTAGACCCGTAACAACACTAGTCAATTGCTTGCATTCGGTAATCAGTGTTGCCCTATCCTTATGGGCCAAGACAACCTGGTTTTTGACCAGATCACTGGTCTTATTCTGCATATGCCAGCCATCCCATACATCTTTGGGACAACCTTCTGTTATCGCATAACCACCAGGTAACAATTCAGTGACTGCACTACTGAAATTGTATGCCTGGCCTGCTGTGGCAATCCAAGGTCCGCGACAAACAAACTGGGCGCCTTCAACAGGGATGGCTCTACGCGATTCTTTCATTGTACCATCCCGCAGCGGCTCCATATATTCTTGCCACTGAAATACCCGCAAGACAATCCCTGATGGGAGCTTACAGGCGACATATACAGTGTCGCCCGTTGTTGCTCCTCTTGAGAACGGGACCGCTGGGCGCGGTGGCTGGGGCGGCGGGACTTGCATACTATCAGCCATGATTACCTTTTACCTCCTATCATTTCAAACATTGTTAGGGGGACCAGTTTCCCCCTAACTGCCTAGACACCAATCATGCTGACAACAGCTGCCGGCATCCGCACCACTGTGCCCCAAGTACCTGCACTGACCTTCTGAGAGAAGGACGAACGTGCGCGAATAACAGGGTGCGCGCGCATCTTCTCTGAGTAAGCCGGAAACGCAAACTTCTGACCTTCAACTTCATTGGCAAACAGCTGCACGAACTCGCCAGCCGCCACACCTTGCGGCATGATTGGCCCACGAGCTGCATATTGCGGGATCGTGATCAGCTTGATATTGCCAAAGTTCTTGTCAATCAGGTCACGAACGTTGACACCGAAGCTGTTGGTGATCGTCAGGGCGACTTGGGCGCCAGGTGACATGCACAAGGTCATCGAAGTATCCGTGTCGATCAACCCACCGGTCTGCAAGACCAGTTGGTAGAACAAGGTCTCAATATCAGCATAGACCTCGTTTGCCGTTGCATTCATGACACCATTGATGATCCATCTCGGGCTGTTGCCTGCCGCTGCCTTTGGAGCAGGGCTGAGGGCTGCAGTCAGATTGGGATCATTAGTCATGCCATAGTTCTGGAGCCCACCAACACCAAACAGGTAGGTAAGGTTCATGAACTTGGCAATAGTCTGGGCCGCTGCACGATCGATCTCAGCCACCCAATTGACCCGAGCAAGACCACCACGCTCTACTTCCCGCTCACCATACTCTTTGATGACCTGGAAGAGATAGTTTTGCCTAGCCGGCCACCCAACATTGATCCCGGCGTTGCCGTTCTCATTGTAGTCGCCATAGCTAGACACTTCACCAGTCGCCTCGACGACCGGGAAGTAGATGATGTCTTGCAGCCAATCACCACGCTTGACTTCACCACCAAGCGCTTCCGCTGCCTTGTTCGGGCTGAACAAGATACGAAAGACCTCGGGGTCAATAGTCGTAGTAAGCAGGGCGGGGATTGCCGAGTTCGGGTCAGTATATAGTGGAGGCGGTGCATCCATCGCCATACTATTATGGCCGTATCCACCATAGCCCCAAGCATCCTGGGCCATCTGGAGCATCTCGTCCTGGGCCAGTTGTGGGTTGTTCTTCCAAGACTCCGGCGTGTATGCCGTAATCGCGGGAAGATATACACCACGATTTTCCCATTCCGCACGATCAGCCGACCAGGCAGCCCGCGCACCACTAAAATTTTGCATTTGTTCCTCCGGAATAAAGGATTACCGCCTGGTGATCCTTGCGGTAGTTACTGTATTAGTGGTGGGACTAAGCCCACCACTTCTTAGCCAAGCGGCCAGCTGGACATCTTGATGATTTCGCCTGCCGCACCTGCGCTGGTCGCAAACCACTTGGTCTCAATTGCGTCAGTGGCGCCAAGAGAAGCAGAGGCAACCACTGTGTTATTGTCCACAGCATAGGTACCAAGGCCACCCGTACCAGTCAGACCGTAGTTTGGGCCCATTGCCGTGATGGAAGTACCAGCAACAACAGTACCACCCGACAGCGCATCACCAACCTCGATTGGAGTTGCACCGGCGACGGTGACAGTCATCGTACCATAGGTACCAGCAATTGCTGTGGAGGCAACAGTCTGCTCGGCAATGCTGACTGCATAAGTACCAACACCACCAGGTGTAGCACCACTCAACTGACCGAGAATCCTGGTACCCGTTACAACATTGGTACCAGAGATTGTGGAACCAGGTACCACAGAACCAGCCCCAACTGCACTAACAGTCAAGACATTACCAGCAATTGAGCCGGTGGCACTAAAGGTTGATGCTGCGACCGAACTAGTCACGGTCGCTGCACCCGGGGCAGTACCTGTTGCACCAAATACCACAGCACCATCGCTCAGACGAGCAAAGGCCTTCATCCCATACTGGGCATAGGTAGTACCCCGATTGAGAACAAAGAACCCACCAGCCTGATGGAGAGTAATGGGGAAGCCACCGGGGACCAGCATACTGACACCACCAAGGTAACTGGTGATCAGGCCCTGCTGTTCACGATGAACAAACCCTGCCGGTGCAATAACACCACCAATAGCGCGGGTGTGAACCAAGGTCGGAGCATTGTTCGGGTCGATAATGCTGGCATCAAGCCAACCAAACCGAGCAACAGTCACGCCCTCAGATGCAGCAACCAGCCCACCGGGGCCAGCATCCACAGTGGCCCGCGGATTGTGATCGCAAAAGTCACCCTCTACACCAGGTGCCTGTTGCGGATAAACCTGAGCTTGAAACAAAGGCATTGAAACCTCCATTAGTTATCAGCAAATCACCTCAGGATTTACTGAATAGTGATGTTCTTGGTGAAGTCGAACCGCTCAGCGAACGAACCGCCTTCAATCTTGGCATCCGCCGCCATGCGCGGGCCGCCCTGATTGGGACGACGAACACTAGGCCGAGGCTGCGCTTCAAGCACAGGCAACAAGGCATCCGGATGCATCTTGTCGACCTTTGCCGAGTCCATACCGAGTGCCTTTAAGGCAGTACGGTAAACATCGGACGGCCGAGCAGCATCCATAGCCAGGTCACCAACCCAAGGACGAACAAAGCGCTCAGCTGCGCGAATGTTCTTCTGGGTCTGGACAGTACGAGCAACAGCGCGCTTGATTGCCGCGTCCATTGCCGTCTTTGTCACCGGCTCGGATTGCTCAGAGGGGACAACTTCATCCATTGCCTCTTCGCGCTTTTTGCGCTCCTCTTCGGTCTCTTCCTCTTCGTCGCTCACGCAATCCTCAAGCTCGTTTTCGTCCATACCGCCGATTGCGGTCGGGGGCGGAATGTTGCTGGCCATACCTTGATCTCCTCCGTTTCCATTGGGGTCTTTACTCTGCTGTTCCTCGCCGCCGCCACCACCGCCACCACCACCATTGTCGGGAGGAGGAGCGCCGCCACCTCCACTGAGGTCAGGATCAGGATTGCCTTGCTCAGCGAGAAATGCGTCAAGGTTCTGCAAGATCTCAGGCGATACCCCTTCTTGCTCAAGGTATGCCTTAATCTTTGCAACAACATCTTCGGGTTCACCATCTTCCTCTGGTGATGCACCCATGGGCGGCCCAGCATTGGGCTCCGTCTGCATGGGAGGCGGTCCACCACCACCCTGAGGCATCATCCCACCCTCAACATCTGCCTGACCCGCAGAAGGTGACAATGCGTCCAAAAGGTTGGCTAGATCCTGGATATCAGCATCCTTGGCCAACTTGCCTTTGGTCGCATACTTGACCGTCTTGATGATGTCGGTCTTTCTGCTGTTAAAGTTCTTTGACGTAACTCCACGCACAATGGAGTTATAGTCAAGGGGCGCAGCATCTTGAGCGAGGCGAGGTGTGAGATAGGTAAGCAGAGCACCTTTGGCAACCATAGCTGCCGGCGCTAGTTTCGGCATAGCGGGACTCCTTTCCTTAAGAGCAGCATCTTGGACGACAACATCGGCAC